ACTTCAGAAATGAAGAAACACATATATATTAATATATTAGGAAGAATGTGTCGGTTTTCCAAACTATCGTATATTTATATGTATGGAAAGAAAACAAAAAAGAGGAAGTGGCGGTGGAAATCCATCTGCGTATAAAAATGGATTGGGTAAATATATCAAAAGTATCACATTAAAAGATGAAGATGTTTTTGTAGAAAATTCAACATACGCAAGACATCATATTAAACGAAGAATTATTCAAAAAGGAATGATTAAATATGAATGTGCAGAATGTGGTAATAATGGTGAGTGGAATAATAAGCCACTTCCACTTATATTAGACCATATGAATGGAGTGAATAATGATAATAGAATTGAAAATCTACGATTTGTTTGTAGTAATTGTGACTCACAACTGCCTACTTACAAAAATCGTAGAGGTAGTAAAGGAAAATAATGGAAGAGTAGCCAAGTGGTTGACGGCACCTGACTTGAAATCAGACATACTTGAAAGGGTATCGTGGGTTCGAATCCTACCTCTTCCGCAAAATTGTTGAGTGGTGAAATTGGTTATTTTAATTATAATCTGGCAAACACACCTTCTCGTCTCGAAGGCGGGGATTAAGAAATAGAAAAGTAATATGGGGTTGACCACCAGCTTGCAAGCACTAAATGTTACTTTTCGAATCTCCTCTTGTATGGTTCGAATCCTACCTCAACAGCAAAAATATTATACTTATGAGTATGAGAATTAAATTATTTGTTGCTTTACCAACCGAGTTTCCACAAGAAAAAGCACCATTAGGAGTTGATATAATTTATACAGGTGTAGGTAAAATTAATGCAGCAATTAAAGCAACACAAATATTGGAAAATCTATCTCCAATTGATAATATTGTAATTAATTACGGAAGTGCGGGTGGACCTGAAGCCTTTGTTGGAAAGTTATTTAAATGTAAAACATTCGTCCAAAGAGACATGGATGCAAGACCATTTACCAAAGAAACTATAACACCATTTGATGATACAATCTATCCCAAATTAGACAATATTGAATTTATTGAATTTGGAAGTGGATTAACGTGTCACACACAAGATAAATTTGAAAAAAAACCACTTGCCATATATGATATGGAATCATATTCAATTGCAAAGGTATGTAAAATTTATGGATTTGATTTTACTTCATACAAATATATAAGTGATAGTGGACATGCTGACGATTGGTCAGAAAACCATAGCAAAGGTATAGATTTATTTTTACAAAAATTAAAAGACGATTATAAAATAGGATAATGGTTATTGATTACAAATTAAATGAAGGTTATGAAGGTGGTATAAATTTATACATCTATCAACAAGATTCTTGTACCAGAGAAGAAGCAATGTATTTTTTATTGAGTAATAATTTTGAACTAAATAAACAATTTGTTATGAATGATAACATTCATTCTTACAAAAAAATAGGTCTAAAATTAGATACGGGTCATTTTATAAATTTAATTTGGAGAAATAGAAGTTTAAGTGGTGTACAATCTTTCGCAGAAAAGGGAATACATTTCATAAATGTTTACGATTACAACCCAGATATACGAAATGGATTAGAGAAATATGCAGTCCCTTCCAGCGAACACATTTATATAATAAATTCAACATATGGAGAAGGTGGTTGCATTTATGATGATATAATGGAAATTTATTTTAGAAGAAATTTAAAAGGTTATCATTTTACTGATAAAGTTCATTACAAAGATACACCTGGATTTGTATATGATTTTGGATTAACCGCTAGAAGATTTTTCGCATCTTCGGTTTTACACAAATTACCAAAGCACGTTTTTAATGCAAAAGATAAATCCAAAAGATTTATATTCTCAATGAGAAAGATATCTTTTCAATGGAGACAGGCCTTTTATAAAGTTTTAATTAAACATAAAGCATTAGATAATCCAAAGTTTTTGGTCACTATGGCAAATATGGTTGATGATAATAAACGATATATGGATTCTCGTTTTACTATGATTGATGAAACCTATGGTGGATTTTCATTCCCAAATAATCAGGTTAAAGAAGCATGTTGGATTAAAAAATTAAGAGATGTTGAATTTATGGGAAGAATTGATGCGGTGTTTGAATCAAACAATATTCCACCAAATGAAACTAAAATCCCAGATGGTAATTTCTTAACTGAAAAAACATTTAATTATTTATTTAATGAGTTACCATTCTTATATGTTTCTAATCATTGTCATTTAATACTTAAAAACGCAAAATTAGATGATTATTCGGATGTGTGGGGATTGGATTTTAATCATACTGATTTTAACAATCATGTTTTGGATAGAATAGATTATTTATGTAACTTATCCGATGAAGAATTTGAGGAAGTAGTTGCTAAAGCAGAAGTGGTTGCAACTAAAAATTATAAAAGATTTTTGGAATTGGTTTCCGAAGACCCTTTACCTAAATTTATAAGATTATATAATGGTGAAGCATTTAATAACTAGTGGTTGTTCATTTACAAGATTAAGACACCCGTATAATGGAGATAATGTTTCTATTAAACACTCCGATGCTTCAAAAGATTCATTAGCATATCATACATATGCACATCTTTTAGCAAATAAAAAAGGACTAATACTCCATAACGAGGGACATCCAACATTCGATAATTCAGCAATAGTTAATACAATAATACAAAGAGTAACATCCTTATTAAAAGAAGGAGTTTCGTGCGAAGAAATATATGTAATAGTACAATTCACATCGGCTGTTAGATTTTCATTTCTTATAGATAAAGAATTGGCAAAACAAAAAGATTATGATGTTGCCAAAGTTGGAGTTGGGCATACTGCACAATATCTTTCTAAAAATGATTCATACTATGAAAATGGATATGCATTTTTAGGAAGTGGTAGTCCTCCATTAGAAAATGAAGCACAATATCGTTTCAATAAAATATATGATGGGTTAATAGATAATTATAATTCCACATTTCTGATGTTAAGAAATATACATCATTTACAAAGTTTTCTTAAATTGCATAATATAAAATATTCAGCATTGTTTATGTTGAATCAGGTTGTTGCAAATTCATCATATCCATTCAGTAGAATGCGAGATTTATCTTTTTATTCTAAAAATTTAGAGAATGTATCATTTGGTGAATTGGCATCTAATCAATTTGTACCATATAATAAGAAAGAAACCGAAATTTGGAATGAAAAGGGATTTGGATATTGGGACATTTATTTAAATGATATTGATTGGAAACCATTTTGGTTTTTTAATAATGAGGCTCATAAATTTGGAGGAGTTTTTGAGTGGTCTTACACCAAATTCGATAAAGATAGATTGTTATATACATGGCACGAAGAAGAAAGTAGCAAATGTAAAACAAAAGAAGAAATGTTAAATTGGTTAAACAAAGAGGGGTTTCAAGGTTATCACCCATCCACTGCTTTGTGGGATATCTTCGTAGAAGAAGAACTAATACCACATATAAATAAAACACACCCAAATATTTTTTAATTTGGGTTTTTTGTTGTATATTTGTATCCTATGTATCAAAATGTATATTATCAAAGAGAGAAAAATTTAGTGCACTTATGGGATGATAAGGTAGGATACCAAACCTTCCAATATAGAGCATATGCATACCAAAAAGACCAATATGGTGATTCGATTACTATGTATGGTGATAAAGTTTCTAAAGTTACTAAATTTCAAAAAGATGACCCCAATTTATTTGAAGCAGATGTACCAGAAACAACGCGTATATTAGTTGATGCTTATTATGATTCCGATATTCCATCCGAAGGTCATGTCGTAATGACTTTTGATATTGAGGTGGAAATGATTACTGGATTACCTAATACCGAAAAAGCAGAAAATGAAATTACAGCAATAGCATTGCATGATTCTGCAACGGATGATTATTTTGCATTGGTGCTTGATAAAGAAAATAAAATAAAACAATCAGTATCAATCAAAGGTAAAACGACAGTTAAAACATTTAGAAGTGAAAAAGAATTGTTGTATGAATTTATGAGTTTGTACGAACACATCAATCCAACAATTATTACGGGATGGAACATTGATTTTTTTGACGTTCCTTATTTATACAATCGTTTAAAAAACTTATTCGGACCAACATTTGCTAATAGATTATCACCTATCGGTGAATGTTTCTATTCACCATATCGTAAAAGATGGTCTTTTGCAGGAGTTGCTTCTTTGGATTATATAAATTTATATAAGAATTATAACTATGGTTTAGAACCATCTTATACTTTGAATTATATTTCAAAGAAAGAATTAGGTAGAGAGAAGATTGCATATGAGGGAAGTTTAGATAAATTGTTTGAAACTGATTTGGAGAAATTTATTGAGTATAATATTGTGGACGTTGAATTGGTGGTTGAATTAGATAGAAAATTACAATTCATAGAATTATGTAGAGGTATTTGCCACGCCGGCCACGTTCCATATGAAGATTTCGTTTATTCATCTAAATATTTAGAGGGTGCATGTATGACTTATCTTAAACGAAAAGGATTGGTAGCACCAAATAAACCTGCTGATAGGAAGGAGAGAATGCAAGAAATCAATGATAATAATCAAGAAAAATTTATTGGAGCATATGTAAAAGACCCTATACCTGGTAAGTATGATTGGTTATATGATTTGGATTTAACATCTCTATATCCATCAATTATTATGACTCTAAATATTTCTCCCGAAACCAAAGTGGGTAAGATTAGAGGATTTGATATGGAAGGATGGGTTAAGGGAACAACACCGGAATATGAGGTAGAAAATTCAGATTTAGTTTACACACATTCTGAATTAAAAGAATTACTAACAGATAATAATATGGCCATTTCATCAAATGGTGTATTATATTCACAAGATAAACCAGGACTAATTCCTGATATTCTTAACCTTTGGTTTTCACAAAGGGTTGAGTTTAGAAAATTAGAGAAAAAATATGGAAAAGAAGGAGATAAAGCACAACACGCTTTCTATGCAAAAAGACAGCTCGTTCAAAAAATTCTTCTTAACTCAATGTATGGTGTATTGGGACTTCCTGCTTTCCGTTTCTATGATGTGGATAATGCAGAAGCCGTTACAACAACAGGACAGACAGTTATTAAGAATACTGCTAAAATGGCAAACATCAAATATAACAAAGAGTTGGGAACAAATGAAGATTACAACATTTATATTGATACGGATTCTGTATTCTTTTCTGCGTTACCACTTGTCAAACATCGTTTTCCAAATTGGGAAAGTTTTACGGATAGTGAGTTAGCAATAAAGATTGATGAGATAGCGGGTGAAGTGCAAGAATTTTTAAATAAATTCTATGATTTAATGGCAGAGAAATTCTTCAATATCAAAAAACATAGATTTGAAATTAAAAAGGAATACATCAGTAAAGCTGGTATATGGATTGCAAAGAAAAGATATGCACAATGGATTATCGCAGCAAATGGTTTACCCGTTGATAAGCTAGATGTTAAGGGATTGGATGTAGTTCGTTCATCTTTTCCCAAAGCATTTCAGGACTTTATGGCTAGAGTATTAAGAGATATTCTTATGGGTAAAAAACAAAGTGAAGTTGATGATGAAATTTTAGAATTTAAAAAGAATATTATCAACTTACCAATTGAACATATTGCCAAAGGAAGTGCTGTAAAAGAAATAAGTAAATATGATAAAAAGAAAAGTAAATTAAATTTAGCTGAATTTGAAAAATCAACACCGGCACACGTTAAAGCGGCAATCGCATATAATCGTTTATTAAAATTCTATGATTGTCCGTTTAAATACGAACCATTGAGGGATGGGGATAAAACCAAATGGGTATATCTAAAAGCAAATCCATTAAATTTAGATGGATGTGCATTTAAAGGTTATGATGACCCTAAAGAAATTATGGATTTTATCAATCAATATATTGATTATGATAGAATATTTGCCGCAGAATTAGAATCCAAATTAGATGATTTTTATAGAGCATTGAAATGGGAGAAAGTAACCGCTGAAACAAAAAAAGCGGCTGAATTTTTTTCTTTTTAGAAAAACTTTTCGTATATTTGTAAAACAATAAATAATAAAACATAAATTATGAACAAAACAAGAATTACACGCTTTATTCAAAAGTACAATTTAGCGGGATTGGTAGAATCGGTTACCTGGAAAGCAGGTGATGACAAATTAGTTACTCGTTTCATCTCTGATGATAAGACAGTATTAGGTGAAATTACATTGGAGAATTTTCCATTTACATCTCCTGAATTGGGTGTTTATACAACATCAACTTTATCAAAATTACTTTCAGTTGCAAACGATGATGTTGAATTGGATGTACAAGAAGTAGATGGTAAGGCAATTAATTTATTTGTTAAAAGTGATGATACCAAATTACAATTTCAATTAGCTGATTTAGCGGTTATCCCTAATGTACCTGATTTGAAAAAATTACCTAACTTTGATGTTAGTATTGATTTCGATGGTAAGTTTATCGACAAGTTCATCAAAGCTAAGAATGCATTGAGTGAAGTTGATACATTCACTATCTTAACAGAGAAAGGTGAATTGAAGATTGTATTGGGTTACTCAAATGTAAATTCAAATAGAGTTGTATTCTCTATTCAAAAAGATTACGAAACGGAAGTAAAACCAATTTCCTTTTCAGCAAAGTACTTAAAAGAAATTTTAACTGCAAACAAAGAAGCTAATTCAGTAAAATTGAATATTTCAACTTCTGGTTTAGCACACGCTGAATTTAAGATTGATGACTTTACATCAAAATATTATTTAGTTGAGGTACAATTAACTGCATAATGAGTTTTAATTACCCAAAGAAATATTTTTATGAGAGAAATGACTGGCTCTATGAGCCAGACATTAATCTCAAGTACGAAGATGTACTTAAAATGCCATTCGCTGACTTTGAAAAGTGGGTGGCATATTTTCGTGCCATCGCGGTTAAAGTATGGAATGAAACAGGTGCACCACCTAGAATTGGTATAGATGAAGGAGAAATTATTGAAAACTTTTCTAAATTACAAACTTATAAAGTAAATGAATTTGAAGAGAAAGATGATGATGGAAATCCTGTTATATTCAATTTTAATAAATTTGCAACTCCTGTAAACCAATTTTTTCCTGCGATGTATAAGACCGGTATTGGTGGAAGTACATATGAAAAACCAAAACCATCTATCTATGATGTATTTGCGAATGATGCATATCTTCCGGAATTCATCAAATCTATGAGAAGATTGACTAGACAAGATGGTATGTATCGTTTTACTAAAACTTTGCATCTCAATAATCCAGAATTTCACAATTCACATATTCAAAGTGGTAAAGAATGGATTGAAAAATGGATGAGTGGTGATATCAAAGAAGGATATGAATTTTGTTTATCACAAGCCGATAGTAAAGTGCCATCCCCACCAATTACAGCAGAAGAAGTTAGGGATTTATATAAATGTGGTATCATTGGATATCACCATATTGCATCGTTAAAAACGGCAGATTGGGGTGATAACATTGATAATTTAGTAGACCTTCCAAAACAACCTATACAAATTAAATTGTATCCATTAGGACAAACCATTTTTCCTGAAGCTACGGCTGCATTTAGAATAGGTATGGGAACACAGGCTGCGGTAAATTTTCCACCATTAACTGCAAAATACTTATACCAAAAATTTACAGAACATATTAAAGAGCAAGATACAATCAATATCTATGACCCATCTTCTGGATGGGGTGGTAGAATATTAGGAGCATTATCGGTAGATGATAGAAATATACACTACATTGGAAACGACCCTAATACCGAAAACCAAATACCTGAAATAGGTAAAACTAGATATGAATATTTAGCAGAATTTTTTAACAATAAAGTTCCAGGTGCAGCAAATGCATTTTGGGGACACGCAAATACTTACGAAATTTTCACAACCGGTTCAGAAATTATAAGCGAAGAACCTAGATTTCAAAAGTATAAAGGTAAATTAGATTTCGTATTTACTTCACCGCCATACTTTGATAGAGAAAGATATTCCGATGATGATTCGCAATCATTTAAGAAGTTTGGTAATTATGAAAGTTGGAGAGACGGATTTTTAAGACCAACATTGACAACTGCATTTGAGTATCTTCGTAGCGATAGATACATTTGTTGGAATATTGCAGATATTAAAGTTGGTAGTGATAAATGGTTCACATTAGAACAGGATTCAATTGATATTCTAACCGGATTGGGATGTGAGTATAAAGGTAAATTAAGAATGACAATGAGCCCAATGACCGGAATGGATTTAAGTAAAGCAAAGAATAGCATGAGAATGGATGGTACTCCATACAAATACGAACCAATTTTTATATTTTATAAACCATAATAAATGAGAACATATATAAAGAAATTACACCCAAACGCAGTTATACCTACATACGCAAAACAAGGTGATGCTGGTATGGACTTAGTAGCAACAGAAATTATTAATGAAGAAGTATTTCAAATTACCTATGGAATAGGTTTAGCAATGGAAATACCAGAGGGATTTGTTGGATTAATATTTCCTCGATCATCAATTAGAAAAACAGATTTAAGTTTAACTAATTGTGTTGGTGTAATTGATAGTGGATATAGAGGTGAATTACAAGCTACTTTTAGAAAAGAAAGAGGAGTAGTATCTAAAAAATATGAAGTAGGTGATAGAATTGCACAAATTATGATTATACCACATCCACCGATTGAATTTGTAGAAGCGGATGAATTATCAAATACCGAAAGAGGTGATGGTGGATTTGGTTCAACGGGAAAATAATACTTTTTGCTTTAAGTAACATATATTTATAAAAAAAGTAAATACTATGCTATTAAAAAAAGGTGATAACAACGAAAATGTAAAACAACTTCAGGTTAAATTACATTTAGATCCCGTAGGTAATTTTGGACCTAAAACGGAAGAAGCAGTAAAAATTTGGCAAGCAGCACATGGTTTAACCGCTGATGGTATTGTGGGTGATAAGACTTGGGCAATGATTATGGGTGAAGAAGAACATCCTGCTCAACAAGCAGTAGCACAAACTACAAATACAACTGGCTTAAAAATACAAAATTTAAAAGGACACATTCCAGATGCAGTAATCGCAATGATTCCTGATACGGCAGCTAAATTTCAAATCAATACTCCATTAAGATTAGCACACTTTTTAGCACAATGTGGACATGAAAGTGGTGGATTTCGTTTAACAAAAGAAAACTTAAACTATTCAGCAAAAGGTTTGATGGGTATATTTAAAAAATATTTCCCAACCGAAGCAGCGGCAAATGCATATGCTAGACAACCTGAAAAGATTGCTAACAAAGTATATGGTGGTAGAATGGGTAACGGACCTGAAAGTAGTGGTGATGGTGCTAAATTTTGTGGTAGAGGATATATACAATTAACAGGTAAAGACAATTATACCGCATTTGGTAAATCAATAGGTGAAGATGTTTGTGCTAACCCACAAGTGGTAGCTGAAAAATACGCATTATTATCAGCAGCATGGTTCTTCAATAAGAACGGATTACACAAAATGGCAGATGGTGGAGCAACTGATGCGGTAGTAACATCTATTACTAAAAGAGTAAATGGTGGTACTATTGGATTGGCAGATAGAATTAAACATTTTAAAGAATATTATCATTTATTAGCATAATGGCAACAATTTTAGAATTAACACAGAAAATTAGAGAAAATCTAAGAATTTTAGAAACCGAAGAAGGTGTAGAAAGTTCAGTTTTGGATGAAATATGGGATTATGTAACAGAAATTGATGACATAGTTTATGAATCCGAAGAAGAAGATAGTAGATTTGAAGATATAGACGAATAAATTTGGTAGAATGGAATATTATTCGTATATTTGTATAAAATAACGAATAAATATGAGCTTTTTCTCTACAAACGAAACAACTAAAAAAGATAATTCACTTTGGGTAGAAAAATATAGACCCAATAAATTAAGTGAATATATAGGTAACGAACTCTTAAAAGAAAAGGTGCAGGGGTATCTCGATGAAAATGATATCCCACACCTTTTGCTTTATGGAAAAGCCGGTACTGGCAAAACAACATTAGCAAAATTAATTGTAAACTCAATTGAGTGTGATAGCATGATTATCAATGCATCCGATGAAAATAACGTTGAGACAGTTCGTAACAAAGTAAAAAACTTCGCAAGTGGTGCGGGTTTCAAAGGATTCAAAATCATTATATTGGATGAGTTTGATTATATGACTCCAAACGCACAAGCAATCTTGCGTAACTTAATGGAAACATTCTCTAAACATTGTCGATTTATCCTAACTTGTAATTATCACGAAAAGATTATTGAACCAATTTTAAGTAGATGTCAAACATTTGCAGTAACTCCACCAACTAAAAAAGATGTGGCAGTGCATGTTGCATCTATATTGGAAGCTGAAAAGATTACATTTGAACCTAAAGTTTTAGGCGAAATTGTACAACAATTTTACCCAGATATTCGTAGAGTATTAAATACTTGTCAATTGCAATCTTCAAAGGGTGAATTAAAATTAGATAAACAATCTATTGTAAGTTCTGATTTTAAAACTAAAATAGTTGATATACTAAAAAGTAGTGCAGATAGAAGAACAACTTATATGGAAGTAAGACAGACAGTTTTAGATGCAAAAGTAAAAAACTTTGCAGAGGTTTATTCTTACCTATATGAAAAGGTTGATGAATATGCAAGTGGTAACACATCAAATATAACAATTGCAATTGCAGATGGTATGTACAAAGATACTTTTGTAATTGATAAAGAAATAATGTTTATGGCAACAATGATAACAATAATTAATACAATTAAATAAAAATGAAAAACGAAACATTTCAACTCGCAAAACCATTAGGAGATAGAGTCCTAATTGAAACAAAAGTAGAAGAAACGACAGTAAACGGAATTATTATTCCAGATAGTGCTAAAATGGGAGATAACAAAATCGGAAAGGTAGTATCAGTAGGTGAGGGTATTTACACAAATGATGGTGTATTAATCCCTATGGCTGTAAAAGTTGGTGATAGTGTAATGTTACCTGGCGGTAGTATGAATATCAACAATGTAAAGTTGGGAGGCAAAGATTATATGCTTTGTAGAGAAATGGATTTATTAATGATTATTAAATAAAAGTTATGGAAAAAGGACAACCGGTACAACAATTAGATTGGAGTAAAGCACAAGAATTACAATGTGTTAAATGTAATGGGGATATATTCTTACCCGCAGTAAAAGTAAAAAAATTAAGTAGATTAGTATCTATGTTACCTAACGATGTTATGGGACCATATGATGTTTTTTTATGTGCAAATTGTGGGACAGTTTGTGAAGAATTAATCCCAGAAGAATTTAAAAACAACAAAATAAAACCAATAAATGGCGGAATCATCAGTTAGTAAAAGACTAGGATTATTTGACCATATCAACGCAGTTACATCAGTTCAAGACCCAAACTATTTTAAAAAAATAAGTGAGGAAGATAAAAAGAGTTGGAGTAACTATATGATAATACGATATCTTTCTATGAGTTATGAACTAATAGAAACGATAGGAGAAATTCAATCCTTAATACAGGAGATGGAACCAGAAATTTTATATAAAACTTTAATAGATTTAATACCAAAAAAGAAATATTATCTTAAATGGATGAAGGGTAAAAAAACTTCCGATTATGAAGATTTTTTATACGATATTATGGTAAAAGAATATACTGAAAGTAAGGAACATATTGAGGAATATATTGATATTCTATATGAAACTAGAAGTGGTAGGGAACATATTCAATCTTTATGTGAAAAGTATGGTGTTGATAAAAAAGAAATTACAAAATTAAAACTTAAAATTTAATGGCAAAAGTTAGTTACTCTCAATATACAATGTGGGCAAATTGTCCACAACAATACAAATTAGCGTATATAGATGGATTAAAAGAATTTAATTCAAATATCAATACAATATTTGGGACTGCTATGCATGAAGTTTTACAACATTATTTGACGGTATTTTATGGTGTAAGTAAAAAACAAGCCAATGAAATAGATTTGAAAAAAATGTTGTTAGATAGTTTGAGAGAAAACTTTAAGAAAGAACAAGAGAATGCACCAGAAGGAGTAATTGTTGCAACAAAGGAAGAATTAGAAGAATTTTATGGTGATGGATTAGAAATATTGGAATGGTTTAGGAAAAAATCAGATACTATATTTTCAAAGAAAGGTTGGGAATTGGTTGGTATTGAAAGAGCTTTAAATTTAAAAGTAGCAGAGAATGTAAACTATTTAGGATTTATAGATGTTCTTTTAAAACACAAGCCATCGGGTGATTATCTTATCATAGATTTTAAGACAAGTGGTAGAGGTTGGACAAAAGATATGAAGAAAGATAAAACAAAACTTAATCAGTTGTTGTTATATAAACACTTTTTAGCAGAACAATATAAGATTGATATTAATAAAATAAAAGTAGAATATCATATCATTAAAAGAAAAGTAAATAAAGATTTTGAATATCCAATCCCACATATTTCAGTATTTGTTCCCGCACATGGTGCAGTGACGGTAAAGAAAGGTGTTGCTGAATTTATGTCATTTGTAAATTCGGTATTTAAAGAAGATGGTTCATACAATTTAGAAGGAGATTTCACACCAAATCCAGGTGAGAAAAATAAAAATTGTAAATGGTGTGAATTTAAAGATAAAAAAATATGTCCTCTTTTTAAATAAATATATATTTATATAT